AGAGATATACGTGAAGAAATGACTATGACAACTGCAAGCACTTCCGGTAAAGCTGGATTTGGTGGAAGTGCTCAAGGATTTGATCCTGGACCAACTGCTGGTTATGATAAACCTTTATTTGATGGAAGAAGTAAGATTGCTAGAAGACTTCCTCCACCTTATAAGAATGCATTAATAAATTCTAAGAAAAAGAAAAAAGGAAAGTAAAATGTTTTCACAAGAATCAAAACTAGCGGTTCTTGAATCAAAACTCGGTATTTATGAGGATCTCTCCCGCGAGATGTTATCAAAATTAGAAGCAGCAGTTGATAAGATTTCCGAAGGTAATTCGCGTATTGCTACAATTCTTGCAAAGCATGATGAAAGAATAGAACAAAGTATGAAAAATGATGCTCTTCTTGTTAAGATGATAGATGAGATGAAAGAAGATAATGATAAAGAACATAAAGGAATAGAAGAAAGATTTGATAAAATTGATGAAAAAATAGAAGATCTTAAAAAATTTAGATGGCAAGCAGGTGGTATACTTGCCTTTGTAATCGTGCTTATTGGGGTTATTAATGCATTTGTCCCCAAGTTCTTGACAGCACAACCCCAGCAGGTTATAATAGAGCGCACGAACTGATACCCTTTATAATGGATTTGATTGACTCCAAGTACATTGGATTAGTTTCATCAAGATTGCAAAAATTCAAGAGGGTCAAGGCAGATCTCTACAACTTTCGCTGCCCTCTTTGTGGCGATTCGCAGAAGAATAAAAATAAAACAAGAGGGTATATTTATCCAGTCAAGAACAATACAAACTTTAAGTGCCATAATTGCGGTGCAAGTTTATCCTTTAATAACTTTCTTAAAGAGTTAGATCCCACTCTTCATAAGCAATACATTCTAGAAAAATTTAAAGAAGGTCATACTAGAGGAGTTGGACAAGAAAACTCCTTTGTTGTGGACAAACCAAAATTTGAATTTAAAAAACCAGTCTTTAAAAAATCTTTGGATTTACCTAAGGCATCTGAAAATCCTATTGCTAGAGAATATCTGGAGAAGAGAAAATTAAATCCAGAAAAGTTTTATTATGCTGACAAATTTAAACAATGGACGAATACTCAAAAACATACATTTGATATCATTGGTAGAGATGAATGTCGCATTATTATACCAATGTATGATACTGATAACAATCTGATTGGATTTCAAGGAAGATCACTCATCCCAAACTCTGTTAAATATATCACTGTGATGCTTAATGAGGAGTCACCTAAAATTTATGGGTTGGACAAAATTGATACTTCGAAATCCATTTACATTGTTGAAGGACCCTTCGATTCCACGTTTGTACAAAATGCTGTTGCTATGTGTGGGTCCGACATTGATATTAGGTCGTTTGGTTGGCGCGATTATATTTACGTTTTTGATAACGAACCACGTAATCGAGAAATCGTCAACCGAATATCAAAAACCATCAACAGAGGTGATAAAGTAATTATTTGGCCAGCAACAATTCATCAAAAAGATATTAATGATATGGTGCTCGCTGGACTTAACGTTACAGATGTGTTAAAATCAAATATCTACTCTGGTCTAGAAGCAAAAATCAAGTTTAACAATTGGAAGAAAGTATGAGCAACGGAACAAAAGTTATTAAAAGAAACGGTAAAACAGAACCTCTAGATCTCAACAAACTTCATGTAATGGTTGAGGAATCTTGTAAAGATTTGGCAGGAGTATCAGCATCTCAGGTTGAAATGAAGTCTGGTATTCAATTTTATGATGGTATTACAACTGCTGAAGTTCAAGAAATTTTAATTAGATCTGCATCTGATTTAATTGATTTGGATCATCCTAATTATCAGTTTGTTGCTGCTCGTCTTCTTTTATTTGCAATTCGAAAACAAATTTTTGGACGTATGCATGAATGTCCTACCGTCAAAGAACATATTGTAAATTGTATAGATAAGGGTGTATATGATACGGATATTTTAAATTTTTATAGTGATGAAGAATTTGATAAACTTCAGTCGTATATTGATCATAGTCGTGACTATATGTTCACTTACGCAGGTTTACGTCAGGTCGTTGACAAGTACCTTGTGCAAGATAGAAGCACTGGTGCTTTATATGAAACGCCACAATTTATGTACCTTCTAATTGCGGCAACTATATTCTCCAAGTATCCTAAAGAGACACGTTTAGATTACGTTAAGAAGTACTACGATGCAATCTCAAAGCACAAGATCAACATCCCAACACCAATCATGGCGGGAGTGCGAACGCCACTTAGACAATACGCTAGTTGTGTTCTTGTTGATGTTGATGACACCCTCGATAGTATCTTTACTAGCGATATGGCTATTGGCAGATACGTTGCACAGAGGGCGGGAATCGGCATCAACGCTGGTCGTATCCGTGGCATCAACAGCAAAATCCGAGGTGGAGAAGTTCAACACACAGGTGTTGTACCATTTCTCAAGAAGTTTGAAGCAACTGTCAGATGTTGCACGCAAAATGGCATACGAGGTGGATCCGCGACGGTCCACTTCCCCATCTGGCACCAAGAAATAGAGGATATCCTAGTATTAAAAAATAACAAAGGAACTGAAGATAATCGTGTTCGTAAGTTAGATTACAGTATTCAAATCTCTAAACTGTTCTATGAACGATTTATCAAGAACGAAGAAGTTTCACTCTTCTCCCCACACTCAGTTCCTGGTCTGTATGATGCTTTTGGAACTGATGCTTTTGACGAGTTATATGTACGTTACGAACGAGATGAGTCTATTCCTAGAAAGACTATCGGAGCTCAAGAACTCTTTTTGGACCTCCTGAAAGAACGTGCGGAAACTGGTCGTATTTACATTATGAATATTGACCACTGCAATTCTCACTCTTCTTTTATTGATAAAGTAGAGATGAGCAATCTGTGTCAAGAAATTACTCTTCCAACTAAACCTCTTCAACATATTGATGATACTGATGGTGAAATCGCTCTGTGCATCCTTAGTGCAATTAATGTCGGAAAACTCAGAGACCTTGAAGATCTTGAAGTTCTCTGCGATCTTTCTGTTCGCTCTCTTGATGAACTTATTGATTTTCAGGGATACCCAGTTAAAGCAGCAGAAATTGCCACCAGAGCACGTCGTTCACTTGGTATAGGTTATATTGGTCTTGCACACTACCTTGCTAAGCATGGTGAGCATTATGATGATCCTGGTGCTTGGAAACTAGTTCACGATCTTACTGAGGCATTTCAATACTATCTGATTCAGGCAACGGTTAACCTTGCAAAAGAAAAGGGTGCTTGTGAATATTCTCATCGTACTAAGTATGGGCAAGGTATTCTTCCTATTGATACTTATAAAAAAGATGTTGACGAAATAGTACCCAACGAGTTAAAATATGATTGGGAAACTCTTAGAGTACAGGTTAAGCAGTACGGTGTTAGGAACAGCACGTTGTCCGCACAAATGCCTTCGGAGAGCAGTTCCGTTGTGTCAAATGCAACTAATGGAATCGAACCTCCTCGCGGATACTTGTCCATTAAAAAATCGAAGAAAGGACCCCTTAAGCAAATTGTTCCACAATATCAATCACTTAAGAACAACTATACTCTTCTTTGGGATATGCCTAGTAATCGCGGTTATATCCATATTGTTGCAATAATGCAAAAATTCTTCGATCAAGCAATTTCTGGAAATTGGTCCTATAATCCAGAAAATTATCCCGATAATGAAGTTCCAACCTCAGTTATGGCACAAGATCTATTGACTACATATAAGTACGGCTGGAAAACCAGTTACTATCAAAATACCCATGACATGAAGAATGATGAGGTTGAAGAAACCCGTCAGTCTCTTGAAGATTTAATTTCTCAACTAGAAAACGCAGAGGAGGAAGATTGTGAGTCTTGTAAGATTTAAAACAGGTTTGGAGGAAAAACCCATGGTCGATTCCATGACAGTTTTTAACTCAAACGAAGTAGACACCAAAAAGCAACCTATGTTTTTTGGTCAACCACTAGGAATTCAAAGATACGATTCTTACAAATATCCAATCTTCGATAAACTAACAACACAGCAATTAGGTTACTTCTGGAGACCTGAAGAGGTTTCTCTTCAAAAAGATCGTAGTGATTATCATATGCTACGTCCAGAGCAAAAACATATCTTCACCAGCAACCTAAAGTATCAGGTTATGTTGGATTCTGTTCAGGGAAGAGGACCTGGTATGGCGTTCGCGCCTTACTGCTCTCTTCCTGAACTAGAAGCATGTATGAAAGTTTGGGAATTTATGGAGATGATCCATTCCCGTTCATATACTTATATCATCAAGAATGTTTATTCAGACCCCTCCGAGGTCTTTGATACGATTCTAAAAGAAGATCGTATTATGGAACGTGCTGTAAGTGTTACACAAGCATATAATGACTTTATCAATGCAGCACATCGTTATGATAATTCTGATGAATGGCAACATGCATTAGAACAAGTTCCATACGCACAAGAGGCAAGGTATGAACTCAAGCGCAAATTATTCAGAGCAGTTGCAAACGTTAATATTCTTGAAGGTATTCGTTTTTATGTCAGTTTTGCTTGCAGTTTTGCATTTGGCGAACTCAAACTTATGGAAGGAAGTGCCAAAATCATCTCACTAATTGCTAGAGATGAGAATCAACATCTTGTCATCACTCAAAATATTCTGAATAAGTGGAAAGAGGGTGATGATCCTGATATGGTACGTATTGCTAAGGAGGAAGAGCAGTGGTTTTACAGAACCTTTGAGAACGCAGTAAATCAAGAAAAACTTTGGGCAGAATATCTGTTCAAGGATGGATCTATGATTGGTCTTAATGACAAACTTCTTCAGCAATATGTTGAATGGATTGCCAATCGTAGAATGAAAGCAATCGGACTGAAACCCCTTTATGATGTTCCTGCGAAAAATAATCCTCTTCCTTGGACTGATCATTGGATTTCTTCAAAAGGTCTTCAAGTAGCACCACAAGAAACGGAAGTTGAATCCTATATAGTGGGTGGAATTAAACAAGATGTTACCAAAGATACTTTCTCAGGATTCCAATTATGATGAATGGTGTGAGCAGGAAATTCTGAACGCATACCGAGAAGCAGCAGAAAGTGATGAATTTCTGTTTGGTGATTACGATTATAAGAAAGAATGGTTAGAGGGTCGTTAAGACCCTCTTTTTTTATAAATAAAATTATAAAAACATAAAGAAACAATGTCTAGAATTACGGGAACTGATGCTTTCAATATGATGGAAGCATACAATGCGGTTTATGCTCCACAACAGATCACAGAAGAGCAAGTTTGGGAAGAAGTTGAAGCATGGGTAAATTCACTCGTAGAAGAAGGTTATGACCTGAGTGAGTATACTTGGGAAGATATGTACGAAGAGTATCTGAATGAAATGGGTCAGAGAGCAACCACTGGACAAATGACTGCACCTCGCAATGCTCCCACACAAGCAGCAGCAAAACCTACACCATCACCAGCATATAGACCTGCAGGAGGTGGAATGAATGGTATGAGAGGTTCTGGAAGAGATAGAACTTCTTATCAAACTAGTTCTTCACCTGGAGCACTTAGAGTAACCCCAACTCCAGGATCATATCAATCACCTTTTGCAGGTGCTCGTGATGCTGCTTTTGCCAGAGCAAGACAAATTCAAGGTTCTCCTGTAGTTGGCCCAAGAGTTGCAGCACCTGCATCAGCTCCAGCAAGACCTGTAGCACAAGCACCAGCAAGACCTGCTGCTGCCCCCACAGGAGGAGTAGCAAAACCAACCACTACAGCACCTACAACCGCTCCAGCAACCACTCCTGCTGCCCCTGCAAGATCTTTTAATCCTTTAATGCAGAGAACCTTTGGTTATCAAACTGGGTATGCTCCAAGTCAGATTAAGCAAGATCCTAAAAAAATGGCACAAACGGGATCACTGAGAAGCATTAGTTCTTCATTTGACCCATTTGATATTGTACAAGGTTATCTTATTGATGAAGGTTATGCTGAAACTGAAGAGGCAGCAGCAGTAATCATGGCAAATATGAGTGAAGAGTGGAAAGAAAGCATTCTTGAGTCTGGATACTTTCCAACTAAGGAATCTCAGAAGGAAGATGAAGCAAAATATAAAAAAGGTAGTTCAGAAGTAAAACATAGAACTGTTCAGACTCAGGCAAAACCAACACCATCAAATTTAAAATAAATTTATTTTAAATTTAATAATGATAGAGGGTCTCAGTACCCTCTTTTTTTATAAATAACTAAAAAAGTAAGAAAGAGAAATGAAGGATTTTAGCCAATTTTTGCAAGAATCATATTTAAATGAAGGTGTGGCACCTAATGAAAGAAGACCTGCAAGAAAAAGAAGAAGTGGTGGTTCTTCATATGAAGAAGAAAAGGCAAAAATTGATGCTCGTGAAGCAGAAAAAGCACAAAGAAGAGCGCAAAGAAAACCATCTGGTGCAGCAGCAAGACCAGATCTTCAATTTAAAAAAAGTACAGTACAAAGTCCAGCAACTCCAAAAAAACCTTCTGGTGCTGCTCGTGATGTCTGGAAGCAATTTCCTGGAAAAGCACAGAAACAATATGGTCTTCCGGAACCACCTTCAAGTAGAGTTCCTTATGGTAATAGAACATTATCTGGAAAATCTGAAGGACCTGCATTACCAGCATCTGGACAAACGCAAAAAGGTGATAAATTAGCAAAACCAATTAGTGCATTTCCCGATGCAATGGGACAGGGAGCATATGATGCTGCAAGAAGGCAGTCATCTACACCTAACCCCAAATCATCCCCTGGAGTAAAGCAACCTAACCCAAGAGTAACTACTGGAGTAAAACCAACAAGACCAACTCCATCTACAAATAAATCAACTACTGGCACTACTACTGGTGGTGGAAGAGAATTTACTCCATCTCTTGAAGCAGAAATTCGCCGCCAAAGAGCGGCAAGAAAAGAAGCAAGAGCAGCAGCATATGATGCCAAGACTAACAAATCTTCAAGTGCATTAGCAAAAAGACAATCATCAAGTTTAACAACCACGGGAAAACCATCTTCTTCTGCAATAGTACCAGCCTCAGATGTAAAACCATCCGGTAAATGGGCAAAAATAGGAAAATTTGCTGGTCCAGCATCCGCAGCACTTGATACTGCATTATCTACTGCAGATGAAAGAGCAAAGGGATCTGGATGGGCAAGATCACTTGCTAAAGGTGCTACAGTTGCCGCTGGAGGACTCGCAGGAGGCGCTCTGGGTGCTCTTGGAGGTGGTGGTATTGGTAGTGCTGCTCTTGGTACTGCTGGTGCTATTGGAGGCGCAGAACTTGCAGGAAGAGCATTCGATACTGCTGCTGGGGCGAATGCAAAAGAAAGAGCGGCAATGGCAAAGGCAAATCGTCAACGTCAAGCAGGAACTGCTATCAAAGGTATTGGTGGTAAAACAACCTTCGATACTAAAAAGAATACAATAACTACGGGAACTGGATCACAAAGAAAAACAGTTGGTCTTGCCAAAACTGGTGTAGTTCAAAGAGGTGGTCAATCAGTTGCGGGGCATCTTGCATATAAGGGTGGTAAAGCAGTTTATAAAGCAGGCCCAAGTGCTCAATCACTTGCCAAAACTTCCTCAAATCCATTAGAAAGAATTGGCAGATCTTTATTTGCTGGTGCATATAAAAAATCTGATGCTGCAAATGCTGCTAAGAAACTTGCTACGGCAAGACAAAATGATGCTGCTCGTAATAAGGCACTTGGAGTAAAAGCACTTCCTGGTAAGTGATTTTTATAAATACCTTTATAAAAAGGTATTTAATTTATAACCATGTCTAGGATTTCGCAAGACTTTATTAACAATCTTGGTTTTTTATATGAGAACATTCATGTAAAAGACCAAGATTTTTTAAATGAAGAATCTGAGTATTATGATGAAGAAACTGCAGAACTGACAGAAGATATTATTCTTTCTTTAGCTTTGGCAATGTTTTCTGAGGGTTATACTGCTGAAACTTTTGTTAAGTTTTTAGCGAGTTCTGATGAAGAAGTTATTTTAGAAAAATATTTAAGTACTGATATAAATTTTATTTCTGAAGAAGTAATTTATAATGATTTTGTTGAAGAGCAGTTTGAACTTCTTGAGGTTGCTGGATTAATAAAACTTTTAGGAAGAGGTGCCAAAGCTGCTGCTAGTGGAATTAAAGCAGGAGCAAAAGCAACTAAAGGTGCTGTTAAAACAGGAGTTGCAAAAGTAGCAACTGCTGGGGTTGAAAAAAGAGTTGGTAAACAATTCGCAAAAAGTACAGATCCAACAAGAACTGCTGCTGCTGTTGAAAAAATTGCAAAATCAAAAGCATCTAAATCTGGAATAAGTGTTCCACAAGGGACACTATCACCTAAACAATCGACTGAGTTATTAAAACAAGTAAGAACTGCAAAAGCAATTCAAGGTGTAAAGACTGCTGCAAAGGGTGCTTTAATAGGAGGTACTGGTGTTCTTGCTGGATATATGGGAGCAAAACTTGGAGGTGCAGGCGGAGATGGTAAGGTAGGTCCTGCAATTGTAGGACCAAAGATTGTAGGTCCTGCAATTGTAGGACCAAAGATTGTAGGACCAAAATCTTCATCTTCTTCAGGTGGTGGTGGATCTAATTCTTCAGGTGGTGGGGGTGGGTCTTCCACATCTCCTTCAGGATTTGCAAAACCAGTACCATCATCAGCAGCAGCACCTAAAAAATCAGAAGGTGGAACTGCGATGCAACAGTGGGCAAAGGCAAATCCAAAACTTGCTGCTAAGGTAAAACCTGGTCAGTCTGGATATGAAGAAATTTCTGCAATGAGAGATAAACCAGGTTCTAATGAAAAACAGGATCAAACTCCAACAACTGGAAAACCAGAAGCACAAATTGATAAATCATCTGTTGAGGCGGATATTGAGAAAGAACAAGAAAGATTAAAGAAAAAAACAGAGAAAACTACAACTAAAGAATCGTATGATGCTTATGATGTTATTCTCGAATATTTAATTGATACTGAGCAAGTTGATACTCTTGAAGAAGCACATTATGTAATGTTAGAAATGAATGAAGAAACAGTTGGAAATATTATTGAACAATATGAGAACTATCTTCTTGCTGAAGAAATTGAAGAATGGGTAAATGATCTTGTGGAGGAAGGATATGATCTTTCAGACTATACATGGGATGAAATCATTGAATACTATATGACTGAAACAAATAGAGGATGATTTGAATACAGATATTATAACACATTCAAAGGGGGCTTGACAAGTCCCCTTTTTTTGTCTAGACTACCTTTGTCCTGGTTGAAGATGAGGCTTTAGCTAATCTTAGAAGACTTAATGACCACACCATAAATCCTTTCAGATTCACTCATATAAAAGGTACCACCAATATTTGTATTATAATATTCTTCACTCATTAATACATTACGATTAAATTGTTCATAAGTTTCATAATAACTCATAGATTTCTTATGAGGACATAGGTAAAGTATTTCTCTAAGGAAATGTTCTTTACCTATTTTTTTTACATCTTCATTTAATTCATCACAAGAACCAAAGTAATTTTTCCAATCAGATTCTTCTGTTTTTCTTCTTCCTGTCTTTTTATTCTTTTGTCTTGTCCAAAAGTGTTTTTTACCAATATATTTTTTATTGTTTGTTAAGTTGGTAATGATATAAACAAATCCTTCCATTCCTTTGGGAACATCGGTAAAGACTTCTCCGTTGTACTGCCAACTCATAAAATTATCTTATAGTGTTGGTATTTAGACTTGCATTGTTGGTTGAGAGTGCTATACTGGTCTTCTAAACAAACCTAATGACTATGACCATTCTTGAACTGACTCTTCGCAATTCACATGATTGGGCAATTGATCGAATTCATTTTTTATGTGAACTGCAAGAAGATGAAAATGCTTATGCAATTCAATCAGAGTTTAGTGAATGGATGAATCCTGATATTTTCGAACATGATGTATTATCTTTGGAGTTTATTGGAGAATAGAATGACTTGACAAATCCTAAATACACCCTGTATTATGGAAAATCCCATAACAGGGATTATATCATGAGATTTTGATGTGACATTAGAGCCGTGGAGATTGCCTTTTGAGAAAAAGGTGTACCCCTTTCTCTATACGGATGTAGAGTTCAATTAAATTTAGTGCAAAACTTCTTTACTGTAGCCCTGCCCCTTTTGGCAACGGTTACAACCAGTACGGCAACACTGCCATCATCTGCTAGTGCTCCTTCATATTCCATTATTAAGGAGTTTGAATCAGAGAAGACAGCGATCCTAGAGGTTGCTCCCGAAAAGCCAAAAGAGAAAAGGCTAATTTGTAAAGGGTGTTCAGAATATGAAAACCTTGCTATTGAATATTTTCAAGAACAAGGAATTAGAGACAGAAACGCCCTTGCTACTATCCTGGGCAATATTAAGCAGGAATCTATGTTCGTGCCTAATATTTGCGAAGGTGGTAGTAGGACCAGTTATCGTGGCTGCTGGCGCGGTTACGGTCTGATCCAATGGACATCTGCCGATCGTTATTATGGATTGGGTGATTTTGCTAAAAAGTATGGTGGAGATCCATCATCACTTCAAACGCAACTTCGTTATCTAACAAATGAGGTTCAGTGGCAACGAATTGTAGACCGCATGAAAACTCCTGGTAAGTCTATTAATCGTTACATGAACTATGCGTATAGTTGGATTGGTTGGGGCATTCATGGTGCCCGCACTTCGTATGCTCATGAGTATGCTAACCGACTGATCACGGTAGAAGTTTGATACAATAGAATAATAAGGGAGAATTGTGTTTCTCCCTTTCTCGTATACATATAAAAGTAAAATTTACTGAAAAACATTATGTCTAATACAGTACAACAAATCACCGATGCAGTAACTGCTTGGCAAACTGAAGATGAAAAGTTTGTGAGTGGAAATAGTGCAGCAGGTACAAGAGCTCGTAAAGCACTTCAGGAACTTTCTAAACTCGTCAAGACTCGTAGAACAGAAATTACTGAAGAGAAGAACGCTCGTAAGGCAGCAAAGGCTTGACGGATAGGGTCTAGTACCTTATAATACTCTCATGGGCAGGCGAGGTTCCAACCCTTCCATAAGACCCGCCCCCTCCATGCCTCTCAACGATGCACAAACAGGAGGGTTTCTGGGACTGTCGCCTATTGGTTAAGGCCCACTGCTTATAACGGTGTGAAGAGGGTTCAATTCCCTCCAGTCCTACTTGGAAGATCTTATTCTTCCATAATGTCTCAGTAACTCAGTGGACAAGAGTATCCGCCTTCTAAGCGGTTAGTCGTTGGTTCGAATCCAACCTGAGACGCTTGGAGAATTTATCTCCATATATAATATGATAGAGGGTAAGTCACTGTTATATCCTTATGAGGTATATCACACTTACTCCATCAAAATGTAGGAAGTGCAACACCTCTCGCTGGTTTAGACTGGATGATGTGAAAGGTGATTCTGTCCGCACATAGAAATCCCTCCTACCACCATTCCACAATAGCTCAGCGGTAGAGTCGCGGTCTGTTAAACCGTTTGTCCCTGGTTCGAATCCAGGTTGTGGAGTTGGAAGGTCTGGAAATGTCTGGGTCTTTCATAAGAGTCGGGATCATCATATCCGACTCACTAAATCCTAAGTTTTCTTAGGTCGGGGACTTGATCACCCCCGCTCGTTGCGGAGAGTGTCTTCCGCTGGTGATGGGCACTCATCACCTTTCGCCCTTGTAGCTCAGTGGTAGAGCAACGGTTTTGTAAACCGTTGGTCGTCTGTTCAAATCAGATCGGGGGCTTGACATAATACTCATTATGTCTTATACTTTTCCTATCCGTGTGAAGGAAATGTGTTGGGGGAGCAATCTCCCATTTTGCGGAGTTAGTTCAGTGGTAGAACGCTATCCTTCCAAGTTAGATGTCGTCGGTTCGAATCCGATACTCCGCTTATAAAACCGTAAAAACCGAAAAGGCTTGACTGATCCCAAAGGAACTGTTAAGATAAATACCGTGAAGTGATAGTGCCTCAACTACTCGCATAGTCACACATTATGTCCTATAGAACAAAAACAAATTTTTATGAAACTCAAACAACTGATGCTTGCACCTGTTGCTCTGGGAATGGTTGCTCCTGTTGCTGCGAATGCCGCAGATCTTAATATGGCAGCAGTCAACCAATACGCTTCTTCTGAGCAGGTTACAAGTATTAATCAACTTTCTGATGTGCAACCTACTGATTGGGCATATCAAGCACTCAGCAACCTTGTAGAACGTTATGGTTGTGTTGCTGGTTATCCTAATGGTACCTATGGTGGTGGTAAGGCAATGACCCGATATGAGGCAGCAGCACTTCTCAATGCTTGCCTTGACCGTGTAACCGAGCAAACTGATGAACTGAAGCGTCTTGCCGATGAGTTCCGCAATGAACTTACAGTAATTCAAGGACGTGTTTCTAAACTGGAAGCACAGGTTGGACAACTTGAAGCAACCCAGTTCTCCACTACCACTAAACTGCGCGGTGAAGCATCTTTCGTTCTTGGTAATGTGGATAATTACACGACCAAAGGTGGTGATGTAACTCATGCAGCATTCAATTATGATCTGCGTCTGAACCTAGACACTTCATTCACTGGTAAGGATCTTCTCAAGACCCGTCTGCGTTCTGCTAACTTTAGCAGTGATCCTTTTGGTTCCAGCTCTTCGCTTTTCAAACTGGATAAAGCAGATAATACTTCCAGTGAAGTTGGTAACAACGTAGTTATCGACCGCCTGTATTATCAGTTCCCTGCTTTCAATAACAAAGCAACTCTGACTGCTGGTGCTGTTGTTCGTAACACTGAGATTGCTTGGATGCCTTCTGCTTATAAGTCTGGTATTCTTGACTTCTTTGCCGTTGCTGGTACTCCTGGTGTTTATAACAAGGCAACTGGTGCTGGTTTCGGTGTTCAGTATGGTAAGAAAGGTCTTGTTGCTGGTGTAAACTACGTTGCACAAGCAGGTCAAGATAGTTCTAAGGGTGAGTTTGATGAGACTGGTGCTCTGAATACTCTCGCACAGATTGGTTATCGTGGTACTAACTGGGGTGCTGCATTTGGTTATCGTTATGGTACTGAAGGCACCCGTGTTCGTACTTACAACGGTCTGAATGGTTCCTCTGGTACTTTGGTTCCTGGTCAAACTTCCAACGGTTATGCTCTGAACGCATACTGGCAACCTAAGAAGTCTGGTATTGTTCCTTCTGTCTCTGCAGGTTATGGTTGGAACACTGTGAGTGGTACTACTAGTGCTGCTACCGACAGTCAGTCTTGGTTTGCTGGTTTGACTTGGGATGATGTGTTTGTTGATGGTAACTCTGCTGGCGTTGCTATCGGACAGGCACCTACTGGGGAAGATCTTGAAAAGGCAACGATGCTTGAGATTTTCTACAAGTATCAAGTGTCTGATAACATTAGTGTCACTCCTGCTATTATCTACGGAAGTGATAACCAGCGCCTTGCTGATAACTCCTCTAACTGGGGTGGTGTAATTCAGACGACTTTCCGTTTCTGATAGATTAATGGGGGGTTGACAAAACCCCCTTTTTATTGTATTATAGTTTACGAGTTAGGAGTTTTATGTCGCTCATTTCCCAACGTGATAGAGAAGTTGCTATTGAAGCACTTGATTTTTATCTTTTCAATAAAAAGTTTGATCTTAATGAAGAGAAAACAATGGAAATTAATGCTCTTATCAATTGGATCAAACTAGAATACACAAAGCATGAAAATTAATCTATGGTTTTGTAAGGATATGAATCAGTGGCGATGGACTCTTGTTGATGGTCATCGCCCAATCGTTAAACAAGAGTCTGGGCAAAGAGAAAATCTTCGTGATGCTATGAATGATGTGGCAAATACTGTAGAATACATGATGAGTCAATCTTGACTTTTATTGGGAGCATAGCTCAGCGGTAGCAGCGTCTGCTTTACACGCAGAATGTCGGGGGTTCGAATCCCTCTGCTCCCACTTTATAAATACTTGAAAAAGTATTTGGTTACATGGAAGGTTTATATAAGTTGCTGAGTGATATTCATTCAAATCTTTTTGTATTATTTCATAAGACTTGGGTTTTTCATTGGAATGTAGTCGGTTCTGATTTTCAACAACTTCATACATTATTTGGTGAACAATATGAAGCAATGTTTGAAGAGATTGATCGTCTTGCCGAACATATGAGATTTTTGAATGTTCGACCAGTTGGAACTCTCACAAGAATTGTGGAAGTTTCTACTGTTGGACAAGGTTCCGATATTGTTCAAGTTGATGAACTTGGACAAAGACAAATTCTTCCAGGTAAACCAATCACCAAATCTGATGATATGGTTAAAAGACTTCTAGCAGATAATCTTATCTTTTTAGAACTATTGACAGAAGCATCAGAGGTTGCTGGATCCCAAAGATCTTATGCATCTGAAAACCTTCTTCAAGATTTGATGGAATCACATGGTAAGTTTGTGTGGATGCTGAGATCTATCACAGAAAAAAATCAAAAAATGGCAATAGAGGATGTTGCTATAGAACAACCTCAGGAACAAATTCCACAACAAGCACCACTTCAATAATATATAATAAATTGATAAATTAACTATGGAAAATTTAAGAATTAGATGTCGCTCCTGTGGTAAGGAGTTAGAGGGTCATCACATTAGAACTGTATCTTGTGGTTGTCAAAATATGGCAACTATACGTGGAGATAAAATATCAGCACTTGACTTATCTCAGATTGTTATGCTAAACTCTTATCATAACAAAGCAAAGTCTGGAGTTCTTACAAATGAAGACATTATGTGGCAAGAATCACGTCGTCAACGTAAAGTAAGAAGACTTGATTTTGAAGTCCGTTGAGGACTTTATTGGAGGAACAATCCGATTGGTGACGGAACCGCTCTTGAAAAGCGTTGAGGTGTTAAATCCCTTAGGCGTTCGACTCGCCTTTCCTCCGTTTAGAAATATTACTAAATTTAAGATTCTCTTAAGCACTTTCTTGAAATCAACACAAACTTGACATAGTAAAAGTACTTACTAGAATAACTAGTAGTATTCAACTTAAAACCCTATGGATCAGCACACCTATGACAATTGGGTGAAGATCAAGGAGACTTTTGAATCTTCTGGGAACACAGATAATATGTTCTATAAAAGAGCAGTAGAAATCGTTAAAACCAGAAGAGATCCTCTGGCAAAGTTTCTTGGAGATGAAAAATGATGGAACCATTTGACGATGATTATGTAACTCGCACAGAAGTGCAGGAGATGATTGATGCAGCAATACGACGACACAACCGTAATGCTTCTATCATTAGTATGTGCGTCGGTTGGGTGGTTCTTGCTTTATTTGCTGAGGGACTTTTAAGGTTGATTGGGGTTATTCCCCCGTTACTTCCATTTCTTAAAATTACTTTAAACTAATGGGAATAATTACAGAAAAAGATTTACAAGAACTCCAAAGGAGAGTTTTGCAGCAGAAGATAGACGAACTATTTGAAGAACCTTCAACTTATGAGGATGAAGACGATGAGTAATCTTTTTATATCTTCATTTTTACTTTTTGGTTCTATTATATTATTCATTTATTGGGGACTTACACACGCATATCCAGGAGTTGTATGAAAGTAGGATTAATTGGTCTTGGAAGAATGGGCGAGGGAATGTCTCGCCGTATGATGAAAGCTGGTATTGAAGTATGGGGTTATCGGAGGAATTATGCAAAAGCAAACGAAGCATTTGAAAAGGGATATGTGGATGGAATTGCAACTACTATTGAAAATCTTGTTAAAGTAGTTAAGCAAAATAAAAATGGTAGGAAGCAACCAGGAATTTTTCAAATGGTTGTGCCAGCAGAAACAGTGGAGGAAACAATCAATGAGTTACTACGATATTGTGGTGAAGGAGATATTATTATTGATCATGGCAATAGCAATTTTAAAGACAGTCGGAAAAGAGCAGAACGATTGGCAAAACTTGGTATCGAATATATTGATTGCGGTACTAGCGGTGGTGTCTACGGTTTGGATCGTGGATACTGTCTTATGGTTGGTGGCGGAAATACTGCAGTCGCCACTTGTGCAAAGATTTTTGATGCCCTCGCTCCAGGAATCAACGCTGCCCCGAGGACTCAGTTTGACTCGGATGTAACTTCCGCTGAGTTTGGTTGGTTGCATTGTGGTGGTCCAGGTGCAGGACATTTTGTGAAGATGGTCCATAATGGTATTGAATATGGCATTATGCAAGCATATGCTGAAGGATTTAATATCATCAAGAATGCAAACGCAGGTGCCAAATATGTCAGAGAAGGAGATGCAGAGGTTGCCCCTATGGCAGACCCAGAGAGTTATTGTTATGATGTTGATGTTGCTGAAGTGGCTGAGTTATGGCGTCGTGGTAGCGTTGTTGGGTCTTGGTTACTCGATCTTACTGCTGATGTGTTACGCAGGGATGGTGAGCTTAAACAGTTCTCTGGGGGCGTATCCGACAGCGGTGAGGGTCGTTGGACTGTTTCTGCCGCTGTGGACTTGGGGGTTCCCGCTCCTGTTATTACTGCTGCCTTATTTGAAAGATTTAACTCACGCAATCTCGGATCGTTCGGAGCAAAAATCCTGAACGGAATGCGTTATATGTTTGGTGGGCACCATGTTAGGTAAAGCACTTATTTTTATTTCTATTCCTTTTGTACTGTCTACACTCTATTTCGGAACACGAGGAGGGTATTATGATTCAAAGGATTATAAAGGAAATGGAACCGCACATTAGACAGAGGTATGGATTTGCGTTATCTGCTTTTTCCAGAATGCTTGGTGTAAAAACTGCAACTAATGATATACATATCAGACAGTTTTGTTTGGAATGGTCTGAGTGGGGTGTAAATGCCCCTTTATCTGGACTTGATGAAGTAGACCAATATTTTTACTACGAATATAAGAATTGGAGAGGAAGATGATTTTTCATATTGTAGAAACACTTGCAGAAAGTCCAATATGGTTAGGTGCATGTGGATTTGGAATAATTGTAGTTCCCATTATGGGAATTGCTTTTATACATAATAAAATAAAATAAAAGATAAAATATGGCAACAGCAACATTTGCAATTAGTAATGTAACTGAAGGGGAATCATGGAATATATCTATGTCGGGTTTAAATTTTAGTACTCCTATAAATTTACTAAGTTATTATTCCGTTTATACTACTCCTGCACCACCAGTGATCCTTAATGATGCTTTTCCTGGTTTTATAGTTTATATTACGAGTATATATAGTTCTAATGGGGGTGGCGCACCATATTTTACTTGGAGAGAGTATAATTGGAATACTGCAGGTAGAAGAGAATTTGGTCATAGTTTAGATCTATGGAGTTCAGATCTTTACACGGATATTGTTACAAATAATTTTACGTGGAGTCAAATTAACAATAGAACTTATAATTTATCTAATGATAGATATAGTTTACTATATTATTATACTTATAACGCTACTAATAAATCAGCTGCTCGTCCAACATATTGGTCAAAAGGTGGAATATTAACAGTAAATGTAGTATAAATTTGACATATTTTCTATTTAAGTCTATAATAATAAAATACGGAATGTAGCTCAGTTTGGTAGAGCACTCGCTTTGGGAGCGAGATGTCGCAGGTTCGAATCCTGTCATTCCGATTGCCAGTTGATTCACTGGCACACTTGACTAAATACTGTCAAACTCTTATAATACCTGAGTAATTTAAACACAACAATGTCTCTGATCGAAAAATTCAAGAAAGATATTAGCACTCTTCGCTCTGCTGCTAATGGAGAAATCTACCTTGATGTAAAGAATCCTAAACTTTATAAAAAGGTTTTTCGTTATTATCAAAATGAGGGAGTTGTTTTTTCTGGAGAACCTCTTGATGACTATGAAATGTTAATGGAATATTTGGAAAGTGATCTTGAGTCCGTTGAAGTTGCTTAATGAAAAAGTCTGATGTACTAAGATACATTGGTAACATTCTTCTCTTATCTGGATATTTTGTTTTGTTATGGGGAGATCCTAAAGTTGGATTGTTTGTAAAGTGTATTGGAAATGCTTTTGTAGTTCCTTTTGCAATCAAGTATAAGTTTTGGGATATTCTTGTATTGTGTGCTTTTTATGCTGCCATTGAAATTCCAAAACTAATTCAACTTTTTAATTAATATGACTTATAAAGGAATTCGAGTTATTGAACATGAGCATTTGGGTGGAAATTGTGTAGAGGGTGATCCATATACTTATGCTCCAGGTGTGTGGTCTTATTTAATAGATAGATTTTGCATTAAATCTATGCTTGATGTTGGTGGTGGACTAGGACATTGTGCTGAATATTTCTTTAAAAAAAATATTCGTTCTATTTCACTAGATGGATTATATGAAAATGTTTTAAAATCTATATATCCCACAATTCAATGGGATATTAACTCTGGAGCGTTTAAAACTAAAGTTGATCTGGTGCATTGTCAAGAAGTCGTAGAACATATTTCTCAAGAATATGTTCAAAATTTAATTGATACTTTAAAATCTGGTTATTATATTTGTATGTCTCATGCAAATCCAAATCAAAGTGGACATCATCATGTAAATTGCCAACCATCTGAATATTGGATCGAATTAATGGAAAAAAATAATTGTTATCTTTTAGAAGAAGATACTAAAAGAATTAGAGAAATTGCTAATAAAGATGATTCTAGATATTTAAAATACACTGGATTAATATTTTGTAATAGAGATTATTAATTTTGTTTCTTATTTTTCATTAAAAATAAGTGGTGGAGTCAAAAGACCCGTTGAGTTTCCAATCTCTCTCTAAAAGATTGGTGGTGCGGATGGGGTTATCCCGCCTGGTTTCCAATTTCCAGTTAAAAAATAATATTATATATACCTTGAAAATTATAAAGATGACAATTTTATAAACTATGAAAATTTTATTCATATCCACTTATAGTGCCTATGGAGATCAAATTGCCGTTAATGGTATGGTTAATTTTTTGTCTCTTTATTATGATAAAATAATTATGTTAGTTCATTGGAATTTTTTATCTGTAATAGAACATTTATATTCTTCAAACGATAAAGTTTTTCCAATGTCTTATGATTATTTTATGTTTAATGATATTTTTGGTGAATCTTGTGATGAATTAGATTGCATGTGTTTACTTGGCAGTGATTATATAAATGACACATGTAAAAAAGAACCTAACAGTGTTTATGATGATTCATCTGTTACAGTTCCAGATTTTCACTCAAAAAATATCTTTACTGAGGTTTATAGTCAAAAAAATCCCATCGGACATAAATTTGGATTTAATGTTCAACGATTAAATGATTTGGATATGGTGTCTGAATTTTATAATAAAATGGGATTTCCTGATGAAATGAAATATAAATGTTTTGATTTTTCTAGATTAGAGAATGATGAAAACACTTTAATAGAAGAGTTAAATCTACCAGATTCATATGCAGTAGTTTGTGAATATGACAAACCACCAGGTTTAGGTGATACTGTTTTAAATCATATTAAAAAAATATCTGATTACAATCAATCGAATATTATTTCTAGAAAGTATATTACCTGTAATAATATTATTAATATTCATATGCTTTCTAAAAAATATTTTGATATTGTGAAATTAATTGAAAATGCTCAAGAAGTTCATCTAATTGAAAATTCTTTTTCTATGTTTATTTATTTTTTACAAATAACTAATAGAATGAAAAAAGTTCCAATTAATTTCCATTGTTATTGTAGAAAAGAAAACTGGAGAAAATCTAATTATAAAGTATACATGAAACCAAAATTAGATAATTGGAATTTTATTTTTGATTAAAATTACTAATTATCATACCTTTTATTTTTATATGAAAAAAGCATTAATTACAGGAATTACCGGACAAGATGGTTCATATCTTGCTGAACTTCTTCTGGAAAAGGGATATGAAGTTCACGGTATAATTCGCCGTGCTTCTTTGATTAATACACATAGAATTGATCATATTTACGATAGAATTAAACTTCACTATGGAGATCTTACTGATTCTACAAACCTTGTAAGAGTGATTCAGCAAGTTCAACCTGATGAGATTTATAATCTTGGTGCTCAAAGTCACGTTAAGGTTTCTTTTGAGATGCCTGAGTATACAGGTCAAACTGATGGATTAGGAACTCTTCGTATTCTTGAGGCAGTTCGACTTCTTGGAATGGAAAGTAAAACTAGGATTTATCAGGCATCAACATCTGAAATGTTTGGTAAGGTTCAAGAAATTCCACAAAAAGAAACAACGCCTTTTTATCCTCGTTCACCCTATGGAGTCGCTAAAGTTTATGGATATTGGATCGTTAAAAACTACAGAGAGTCTTACGGATTACATGCAAGTTCTGGAATTCTTTTCAATCACGAATCCCCTAGAAGAGGAGAAACTTTTGTCACAAGAAAAATCACTCGCGGATTATCACGCATTTCAACTGGGCAACAAGATATACTATATCTCGGCAACCTAAATGCGAAACGTGATTGGGGACATGCTAAAGACTTTGTAGAGGCAATGTGGTTGATGCTTCAGCAAGATGAAGCAGATGATTATGTAATTGCTACAGGGGATCAGTACTCAGTGCGAGAGTTCATTGAGGCAGCAGCACCTTATTTTGGAATGAAAATTGCTTGGGAAGGTGAAGGACTTAATGAGGTTGGTATAGATAAACTTACTAAAAGAGAGATTGTAAGAGTGAGTTCTAAATATTTCCGACCTGCTGAAGTAGAGACCTTATTAGGTGATCCCACGAAGGCAAAAGAAAAACTAGGTTGGGAACCTAAAATTTCATTTGAACAATTAGTTGAGGATATGTGCATTTATGGACAGTGATTCTAGAGTATTAGTTTGCGGTGCCAACGGAATGGTTGGATCTGCAATAGTGAGAAACCTTGAGAGCAAAGGTTATAACAATATCATCAAAGGCACTCGTGATGATATTGATTTTACAAATCAAGATGAAACTGAAAGATATTTTTGCTCAGAAGAACCTGAGTATGTGTTTGTTGCTGCTGCCAAAGTGGGTGGTATTATGGCAAACAACAACTACAAAGCAGACTTTCTTATTGAAAATCTCCGTATTCAGACGAATATTATTGATTCTGCTTATCGTTGTGGTGTAAAAAAACTTCTGTTCCTTGGTTCATCTTGCATCTACCCTAAGTATGCAATTCAACCCATTACTGAAGATCAGTTGATGACTGGTGCTTTGGAACCAACGAATGATGCCTATGCGATTGCTAAGATTGCTGGCATTATGATGTGCCAGGCATATCGCCAACAGCATGGGTTTAATGCTATCTCCCTGATGCCTACGAACCTTTATGGTCCTAATGATAACTTTGATCTGGAGACATCACACGTTCTCCCTGCGATGATTGCTAAGTTCCATTATATGAAAGAGCACGGATATACAATTGATATGGGTGGACCTTATTATGGTTCCGTGAAACTCTGGGGTGATGGTTCTGCTATGAGAGAGTTTCTACATGTTGATGATTTAGCAGAGGCATGTTATGTTTGTATGCAGAAATATGATGGAGCAGAGCACATTAATGTTGGGACTGGTGAGGATGTAACAATTAAAGAACTTGCTCATACAATTTCTGATGTTGTTCGTTTTCCTGGAGATATTGAGTGGGATACTACAAAACCAAATGGAACTCCCCGCAAAGTTTTGAACGTGGATAAGATCAAGGCATTTGGATGGGAACCAAAAATTAGTCTTCGTAAAGGTATAGAACAAACTTACCAATGGTATAAAGAAAATGCTTGCAAATGATGATTTAGGAAATCTGGGTAGGCTTGGAAATCAAATGTTCCAATATACTGGATTACGTGGTCTTGCTCAGAGACATGGATATGAATACTGTCTTCCTCCGAGAGAAGTTGTAGCAACCAGAGACATTAATTGTGCAAATTCAGATATTACAATGTTTGAGTGTTTTAAAATTCCTGATGCCCCTAAGCATGTAACTAATTTTCCAAAGATAATGGAAGATACCTTTGGATTAGATCAAAATCTTTGGGATAAATGTCCAGATAATATTAGTTTGTATGGTTATTTTCAAACTGAAAAGTATTTCAAACATATTGAAAAACAAATTCGTGATGCATTTACTTTTGTTGATGAAATTCGTGAACCAACAGAAGAAGCATTCAAGTCAAACTTTGGCAATGAAGAAGTAATTGCTATTCATCTTCGTAGAGGAGACTATCTACAATACCCACATCATCCAGTACAAACCTTGGACTATTATGCTCAGGGATTATCTTATATGCCAGAGAATATTCCTGTAATGATTTTTTCTGATGGAATTGAGTGGTGTAAGGAGCAAGAAGTTTTTCAGGGAGATCGTTTTATTTTTGCAGAAGGAAACAGCACTGGCGTTGATCTTTGCCTCCAATCTCTTTGCACATATCACATCATTGCTAATTCTTCATTCTCTTGGTGGGGTGCTTGGTTAGCGAAGAGTAAAAAGACAGTTGCTCCAAGTATTTGGTTTGCTGGACCAGACGCTTCGAAAGATCTTAGTGATTTATATTTACCAGAATGGATTGTAATATGAGAGTTGCAGTTTTAATATCTGGAAGATTGAAGTGTTATGAAAGTTGCTTGATTCCTTTATTGGAATCAAGTGATTATAATGTTGATTTGTTTATTTCAATTAATGCTGATAGGGATGATTACCACAATCAAGCATTGAATAATCTCTCAAAATGGTTGAAGGGTGAATATATCTGTCCTTATGTTATTCCCCAGCATTACAAAGATATTTTTATCAATATGAATAGTGGCACTAATGAACCACTACCATATAATCAACTCTCAATGTTTTTTAATGATCAAAAAGCATTTGAATTAGCAACTCAATATGCCGATGATAATAATTTTGAATATGATGCATATATGAAATATCGTTCTGATATTATTACTAACTCACTACCCAGTATTCAGACAACAGAAGAATATAAATTATTTTCTGTCGTTCCTTGGAATAGTCATTATTCTCCTGTAATTGATAGATCTAAACCGACTATTTACAATGGACCTGGTGATTGGAGACTTCAAGAAACTATTGATGCTCCTTGGATTTCTGATGCAATTGTATATGGAAACCGTATCGTAATGGACGCTTACACCAAAACATATGAATACTGTTTAGAAATGAATGTACTGTGGAAAGGTTTATATCCAATTGCTTTTGAACCATCTGTGACACAGAACGTTTATGATAAGGGTTTGGAAGTTAAATATTTTTCTGCACCATATACTATTGATCCTTCCAGGAATCAATAAATATTTAAAAATATTTTTCTTATGAAAATTGTTATTCCAATGTCTGGTATGAGTAGTAGATTTGCTGCTGCTGGATATGACATTCCAAAATATCTTATTGAAGTTGATGGAAGAAAGGTTATAGAGCATATCGTCAATCTTTATCCTGAAGATAGTGAATTTGTTTTTATTATCAATGATAAGCATAAAGAAGAAACTAATATAGTTGAGATATTAGATAAACTTGTAGAAAGAAAAGAAATAGTTACTATTCCTAGGCATAAAAAAGGTCCAGTATTTTCAGTTTCTGAGTTTGAAAATTTGATTGATGATGAAGAGGAAGTTATCATCAATTACTGTGACTTTTCAATCTATTGGGATTATCGTCATTTTAAAGGTTTTATTGATGCAACCGAGTGTGATGGATGTGTAATTTGTTATACTGGATTTCATCCTCATATGCTGGGTAGTGATAATTATGCATTCTGCCGCACTGATGGGGACAATAAGATTTTAGAAGTTCGTGAGAAGCAACCATTTACAGACGATAAAATGTCTGAGTTTGCTTCTGCTGGAAATTATTATTTTAGAAAAGGAAGTTACGTTAAAAAATACTTTAAACAGTTAATGGACGAAGATTTAAATATTAATGGTGAGTATTATGTAAGTCTTGTATATAACCTACTTGTTCGTGATGAACTTACAAGTCTTGTTTATGAAGTTCCTTATATGCTTCAATGGGGAACTCCATTTGATCTTGATGTTTATAATAGTTGGTCAAATTATTATCGTAAAGCACTAGAAGGTCAGAAAGAAGTTAGACTTGAAAACTGCACTCTTGCTCTTCCTATGGCAGGTTCTGGGAGTCGTTTTTCAAAGGAAGGATACAATGCACCTAAACCATTCATTCAAGTCAATGGTAAAGATATGGTCGATCAGGCAGTTCGCTGTCTACCAAAAACTGATGATGTCATTTATGCTTGCTTAAAAGGTCATCAATCACCTGGTCAAAATACGGTTTGGATTGATGAAGTTCTTGAAGGTCAGGCTTGCACAACAGAAAGAATCGTCAATGTGATTGATCCAGATTCTTCTATTTTGATTTCTGCTTGTGATAATGGAGTGTTTTATGACGCTGATAAGTTTTTAGATTTGGTAAATGATGAAGAAAATGATATAATTGTATGGACATATAGAAATAACTATACGAGTCATTTGCAACCAGAAGCATATTCTTGGGTTAAATGTGATGAGGATGGGAATGTAAGTCGTGTTGACGTTAAAAAATTTACTGGAACTGATCCTGTAAACGAGTTTGCCATTACTGGAACTATGTTTTTCAGATCAAAAGAAATCTTTAACCTTTCTCTTGAATCTCTCTACAAGAATAATAATAGAACTAATGGTGAGTTTTATGTTGATAGTATGCTTAACGGGGCAATAGAGTTGGGATACAAAGTGAAGAACTTTGAGATAGAGAATTATATTTGTTGGGGAACTCCAAATGATTTAAAGACTTATCAGTATTGGCAAAGATTTTTTAATAAAGTTGGATGGCATCCTTATGAATATGGAAATGACTACTTTACCAATTAGTAAAGATATTGATGCCGTTTTAATGCTACATTGGGGGTGGACAGATCTTCTCCAACATGTTGGTATGGTTAGGTATTATCAAACTCAATATAAATCTGTAAGTTTGATATGTCTTCCTCATCAAAAACAATTTTTGGAAGCACTATATCCAGATTTTGATTTAATTTTTGTTCCTTGTCCCGATCAAGGTGAAATAGATTTAGTTTCGAGGAGATTATTTGATGAGGACTATTTGTTTTTACTTGATGGGCATCAGTGTTCGGATAGTTTTATACGATCTTGTCTAAGGCAGAATCTTAAACCAAGAACGGAAATACAAAAAATTAACTGCAATTCATTAGAAAAAACTGCCTGGCATAATATCTCAAATATTAAAGAAAGAGATATTAATGATCCGGATTTTGATGAAAGAATAGGTTTTTATACTTTATCTGGATTAGAACATTCTATTGCATTTGATTATTTTGAAATTATAAGAGATTATCAATCTGAACAGAATAAGTATTCTGAGATAGTTTCTACTGATGAATATTCTGTTATTCATTATGTTGAAGGTATGAATCTTTCATATGTAAAATATCCTTTAGTGTATTTAAATGATAGTCTTTATGGAATACTTTGTTACTTTTTATATTTTTCAAATCAATTAAGGGGACCAAAGTTTTATCTCCATAAGTATGCTAGAATGAAAATACCTAAGTTTTTTGATTATAAAAAAATAGAGGAGAGTGGAGATTGGACTGTGTTATGACTGAAATACGGTATTGGAATTCCGGAAGAACAAGAATCATTAAGGAGAAAGATGAAAATGGTAGAGACATAGAAGTCGCATATTTCTTTTCTTGCCAATTTGTAGGTCTATCAAAACATTATCCTCAACCACTAATCTATTCGCATCAAACTCAGAGACTGACTCTTCCAACCAAAGAAATGTTTATGTCTCTTGGAAGAGGAACTGTCTATGAAGAAACAATGGAGTATCAAGTAGAACTTCCTTTTCATTTTAAGAATTTCTGCTCAGTTCCTGTATTTTACTTTGTGTATAATATGGCGAACTACTATCATTTTATCTACGATACGTTGCCTTATCTCTACTCTTACTTCAATGAGAAAGAGATTCATCCAGATCTTAAACTCCTTGTAAGTCCACCAGAGGGTAAAGATGATCTTTATCCTTTTGTTTGGGAATCGCTAGAACTTCTTGGTATTAGAAGAAAAGATGTTGTATTTCTAAACCCAGACACTCTTTATAATACTGTTGTAGTGGGGTCGTCATTGACCCATAACGGTCTTTCAAATACTCCACCACATTCTGGTGTATTTGATATTATCAACCGTATGAAAGGTGAATATCGGGGTCCAGAGAAGATTTATATCTCACGGCGCACTTGGTTGCATAATAACTTCGATAATATTGGAACCAACTATACTGAGCGCCGTCGTTGTGTGAATGAGGATGAATTAGCAGAACTTTTCAAGTCTCATGGATATGAAGAAGTCTTCTGTGAAAATATGACGATGAAAGAGAAGATTGGTTTATTCAACTCTGCTAAGTATGTTGCTGGACCAATTGGTGGTGGTATGTGTAATGTAATCTTCTCACCACCAGAAACAAAAGTTATTTCTATTAATAGTCCTTTGTTTTTTGATGTTAATACTCGCTTTGAATATTCAATGTCACATACTCAACTTCATCACTTCAATGATACAGAGTTTGTAGAGAAAGTAGAGGAAAGTGTAGAAAGTAATGGTGCTCTTTCTATTTCTGGTGGTCTAAACTCTCCTTGGAAGGTAAATCTAAATAAACTAGCATTATTCCTTAAAGATGTCTGAAATACTAGAGCTAGCAAGAGAAATTAGTGAATACACTATCTGTGGTGAAGGTAATGTATCAGTAAGAGTAGATGAAAATACATTCCTCATTAAAGCAAGTGGAACAAGTCTTCATACACTATCAGAAGAAGACCTGACATTGTGCAATACAAATGGTGCTCAAATAGAACTTCTCCATAAGAAACCAAGCATTGAAACGTCATTTCACGCTTGGATTATGAAGACATTTCCAGATATCAACTTTATTGCACATACGCACCCTCCATATACAACCAAGATTCTTTGTTCTGAACCAACTGTTCTATATGATTTTGCAGACCACAGATGGTTTCCAGATCAAATTGTGAGGAATGGAATTAAGTCTTGTGTTGTTCCTTATGCTCCTCCTGGCGAATCAATTTTAAAGTTAGTTGATAAGCATGTGTCAAAGTTTGTGGATGATGAGGGGTATTTTCCTAAATTGATACTTCTCCAAAATCATGGTATAATCACAGCATCTGCATCTAAAAAAGATTGTGCCGCTGCAACTTTAATGTGCGAAAAATCTGCCGATATTTTTATCGGGGCAAAACTTTTGGGTGGAGTTAAGTTCTTAACAAAACAAGAAGTTGCCGATGTTGATACTTGCCCAAATGAAAATTATAGGAGAAATATGTATCAATGAAAATTATCTATGTTGATATTGATGAAACTATTTGTCAGCGCGAAACTTCTGTTGACTTTGGAACCACTCACGATTATTCAAAAGCAAAACCTATTCGAGAGAATGTAGAGAAAATTAATAAACTTTATGATGAAGGTCATACGATAGTTTATTGGACTGCTCGGGGTAGTCGTAAACAAATTGACTGGACAGAACTTACTGCAAGACAACTTGCAGAATGGGGTGCAAAATATCATGAGTTGCGAGTAGATAAACCATTTTATGATTTGTTTATTGAAGATAAATCTCTGAGGATTGAAGAACTGTGATTATTATTTCTCATCGCGGCAATATTCGGGGACCAGTTCCTGATAAAGAAAATCGTCCAAGTTACATTGACTGTGCGATTGGAAATGGATATCATGTAGAAATTGATGTTCGTTCAATTGATGGTGAGTTGTGGTTGGGACATGATGAACCGCAATATAAAATTGACCATAACTGGTTAGATAAGCGTAGGCATTATCTGTGGTTGCATTGTAAAAATCTTGAAGCAGCAACAGAGTGTTGGGCATATCATTCTTTTTGCCATACAGGAGATCCATTTACTTATACATCGACTGGAAAAATTTGGTTGCATGATCTTTCAATGAAGATTGATGGAAATGTAATTATTCCTCTTATTGATCGTGATGATGTTGAATGCTTTGTACCTATTGGTGAAAAACCTTTTGGTATATGCACCGATTATCCTGCCTTTGTATGAAAACAATATTTGTAAGACATTATGATGCTTTTGGTGATTGGGTAAGTATCAATGGTCTTGTTCGATATTTAATTCAACAATATCGTTATAAACAAGTCTATCTTGTTTTAGAACATAATGAAACTCGTAAAAACTTTGTAGAGTTGTTGTATGGGGATGATCCAAAAATATCCACAATAATGGATCGTGAGTTTGAGAGGGTATGTACTAATGAGGATGTAATTGATACTAGGGTTAATGAGTATTATCCTAGAATTGGTAGTGGTAATTATTGGAGTAATCAGAATCCCTTAGAAGATTATAACCATATTGGACCAACATCAAATTCGGACAATTTCTATATTAAACTTGGCATCAATCCAGAAGTTAAAAATAAACATTTCTTTTTTTCTAGAAAAGTAGATCTTGAAGAAAAACTTTTCGATAGTTTAGACTTAACTGAACCATATTCAGTCGTATGCGAATATGGTGAAAACCTTATAGATAGAAAGTATTTAAAACATTCTAAGGTTGTCAATCTTCATAATATTTCACCAAATTTGGTGGATGTGTTAAAGATACTAGAAAATTCTGATGATATTCATCTTATCGAGAACACAGTATCTTTATTTGTTTATCATATGCAATCAGCATTTTTATTGAGCAATTTTAAAGTTCATTTACATGCCTATGCAAGAAAAGAATCACATCGTATGTGTGGTAGTCCTGAATGTAATAATCAATTTTTAAATATGTTACTTTTACCTAAACTTGAAAATTGGGAATTTATATGGAACTAAAACCATGGGGATCTTATACTAATCTTTTAGAAGAAGATTATACAAAAGTAAAAAAGATTGTTATTAAATCTGGCGAATCGCCAAGTTATCAATATCACTTTAAGAGAAGTGAGATTTGGATTATAGTTAAAGGTATTGCGGAAGTTAAAATAGATGATAATATTTCAACGCATGTGATTGGTGATGTAATTACAATATCTAAACAGGCAAAACATCAAGTAAAAAATATTGGTGAAACCGATCTGATTTTTATTGAGATTCAGTTGGGCGAATACTTTGGTGAAGATGACATCGTAAGATTGGATGACAAATATGACAGAGTATAAAGTTCTACTTACTACTAGTGGTCTTGGATCTAGACTTGGAAATTTAACTAAGTTTACAAACAAGAGTTTAGTTAGAGTTGGTGATAAACCAGTTATTTCTCATATTATTGAGTCATACTCTGATGATATTGAGTTTATTGTGACTTTGGGGCATTATGGATCTCATGTCAAACAATATTTGACTCTTGCACATCCAGAAAGAAATATTCAATTTGTAGAAGTTGACAATTATATGGGGGAGGGTAGCAGTCTACTTTACTCCATTTCTTTATGTGAAGAGAATCTACAATGCCCTTTTATCTTTCACGCTTGTGATACTATTCTTCCAAAAAATTATATTAAAGGTGTAGATTTTTCTACAAATTGGTCTATTGGTGGTAGTGGAGATAATAGTCAATCATATAGAACAATCAATTGCGTTAATGAAAAGATTGCTTCTATTAATGAAAAGGGTGAGCAAAACTTTGATTATATTTACGTTGGGGTTTCTGGAATACAAAATTACCAAGAGTTCTGGAAAATTTGCAATGATATTATTAAATCAGTTAAAACAAGTGATCTGAGTGATTGTCATGTTATTCGTAAAATGAATAACTTTGATGTTATTAATATTGATGAGTGGTATGATATTGGTAATATCGATGCTCTGAAAAAAACAAGATCTAAAATAAAAGGAACAGTTCATGTTCTTGATAAGGAGGATGAAAATATTTTTGTGTTTAATGATTTTGTAATCAAGTTCTTTTATAATAAGAAGATTTGTTCTGATCGTGTAGCAAGAACAAAAAATTTGGAAGGACTTATTCCAACTCTACTTGATAGCACTGAGAACTTTTATAAGTATAAATTCATCAAAGCGGATCTACTTGCAGATTCAACTAATCTTATTAATTTTGTTGATTTACTTTCTTGGGCAAATCAAAAACTTTGGATTGGGAAGGAAGATCTATCTTACAAAGAAAATGCAACTTCATTTTATAAAGATAAGACACTTAAAAGGATCGATAAGTTCTTAGAAAAATATAATTTAGAAGATACTGCTGACGTTATTAATGGTATTCAAGTTCCTCCATTGAAGAATATTATTGAGCAGATTAATTTTGATTGCTTAATAGGTAAGAATCCAACAGGATTTCATGGGGATTTTATTCTAGATAATATTCTTATTAATGAGAATGGATTTACTTTGATTGATTGGAGACAAGATTTTAACGGAAGTATTGATGCTGGTGATATGAATTATGATCTTGCAAAACTCAATCATAATCTAACATTAAATCATCACGTTCTTGCTAATAATCATTTTAAGATTGAATGTAAGAAAGAAATTGTTTGTGACGTTTATGTGAAAAAGTCCAATTTGGAGCGTCAAGAATATCTTAAAGATTTCTGCTATAATAATGGGATTGATTATAATAATATTAAAACATTGAGTTCAATCATTTGGATTAATATGGCACCGCTACACGAACATCCACTTGATATGTTTCTATATTATTTTGGCAAATACAATCTTTTTTTAAATCTTAAATGATATTTCCAAAATATTATATTGGCCCAATGAGTAAAAATGTTGTTGATTGTGTAATCAATCATGGTCAGCAACATTCTATCGGTCTTATACCGTCTAGAAGGCAAGTTGACTATTGTAGTGGGTATGCTAATAATTGGAATACCCAAACTTTTTCTGAATATGTGAGAGGTTCTAATTCTTCTGTCCTTCTTTGTAGAGATCATGGTGGGGAGAATCAGGGACAAGAATTGGATGATGGATTATCTTCTTTTTTAAGTGACTCGCAATATTTTGATCTAATTCATATAGATCCATTTAGAGTTTCTAATACGATGTTGGATGCTGCTGAAAAAACAAAAGAAGTAATACAAACTCTTTCAAATTCAAATTTAATGTATGAGGTTGGAACTGAGGAAGCAATATATAGATACCAACCAGAAGAATTGAAATGGTTTCTTGACTACCTTAAAATGGGACTGACGGAAGAACAGTTTTCTCAAATAAAATATGCTGTTGTCCAGTCTGGAACAAGATTAGATTTATCAACAAGAACTAATACTGGCAACTTTAATAAAAAAAGATTGAAGTCTTTCATTAAAGTAGTTAAAAAGTTTGGATTAATGGGTAAGGAACATAATGGCGATTATCTTACAGATTCTTTTGATGTTGAATTGAGATTTGAAACGGGATTAGATGCTATTAACATTGCTCCCGAATTTGGGCAAATTGAATCTGAATATTACTTGGAAGAGTGTAAGAAAGATAAAGAACTCTTTGAAGAATTATATCAGGTATGCTATAATTCAGGTAAGTGGAAAAAGTGGGTAAAAGATATTAGCAGAATTTCCAAATCGGAATTAATAATGACTTGCTGCCATTATGTTTTATCTGATGAAGTTTTTCTTGAAAAGATAAAATCTCAATTCCCTAATGCAGACCAATTGATACAAAAGAGAATTAGTTCTAAACTTAAGTTATTAAATGAGCAAACAAAAAACTATTGCATTTGATCTAGATGATGTTCTGTGTTATAGACCATCTGGTTATGAGCATCTTGGACCAGAAAAGTATGATTATTGTGAACCATACATTGAGAATATTGATCTAGTTAATTCTCTTTATAGTGATGGATATAAGATTGTGGTTTATACCGCAAGAGGTATGAGTCAGTTTAATGGAAATGTTATTGAAATTTATAGTAAGTTATATAACAAAACTAATCGACAACTAAATTCTTGGGGTCTAAAATATCATCAACTTGTAATGGGAAAAATACACTATGATGTTTTGATAGATGACAAAGTTTTAAACTCTCACACTATCTACAAAAAACAGATTATTGATTTTTTAAAAAGATAAAAACTTATGGATAAATGTTTATTTGTGATTACTGGCGATACATTTCGTTTAGGTGGTCAAAGATCGGAAAATAAAGGTGGGGAAGAATCTTATAAAAGACAAAAGTTATCCACAGATTCACACCTTCGTTTATTTGAGCATATTGAAAAAACACTTTCAATTAAGTGTGATGTTTATTTGAATGTTTATAAGTGTTCTGATGAGTATGATCAGAAATTATTGGACTGGTATGGTAAAAGAATTGTAAATAAAAACATTCATCCACAGAGACTTGATAGTGAATTTTCTTTAATTTATGATACAACCAAGCGTTTAGGTGAAATTGGTATTGATGACTATCGTTTTATTATGTTAATTCGTCCAGATTGGTATTTGAAAAAATATTTTCTAGACGTGTTTAAAGTTGATGATGATAGAGTTCTATATGCCCATCTGGATGCTGGATACCGTATGGTGGATAGCAATAGTTCAATATCTTTCTTAGATGCTGCTGGAAGAGGTCACGATGTTCCCCATGTTTGCCATTGCATTACTTATTGTCCAAAAAAACATTTTAATTTATTCTTAGACAATCAGGTTTGGCACTGGCATGATTCTCTACTCAGATTGAAAAACTATGTACCTAGAAAAGAAATAGGATTTTTTATAGATACATTTCATTGGTGTTGTAGTAGTTTAGATTGGAATCCAATATATTCTCTTGTTGGTAGAAGTGAGCATTTGGAATATAAGTTTCCAAATATGACTTATGATTTTGAAACAAACACAGTTCAATATATTGATACGATTGAAAAATATAAACATTTAATGTATACTGATACAATAGAGGAGAATTTAAAAAAGTATGAATGAGATAACGTTAGCGATACCATTTTATAATACATCACAGTATTTTAAAGAGGCAGTAGAGTTTGCATTAAATGATGATTTTGTAAAAGAAATTGTTGTTAATGATGATGGGTCTAATGAAGATGAATGGTGCAATTTAAACTCGATTGTAGATACTTTGAATACTGAAAAAATAAAAGTATTCAGAAATGAAGTAAATCTTGGTGGATTTAGAAACAAATATAATGCTGTGAAAAACTCAACGTGTGAGTGGGTTTATCTTTTAGATAGTGATAATCATCCAGCAGAAACAACATTCAACATAATTCAATCAATTGAAAATCCAGACAAAGATCTTTGTTACATTCCACAAAAACTTTTATTGTACAAAGATGATGGATATAAGAATGAGGTCTTTTATGATTTCAAATATGAAAAAATAGGTATTGATGAAGCACAAGATGCTCTTCTTAAAAAAACAAAATGGTTTGATTGGTTTCTCAATACTGGAAACTTTGTATTCAATCGTGAAAAATATCTTGAAAGGTTAAGATCTGGTTATGAAGATTTAGATGAACCAGTTTATGCTTGCAGCATTGCTTTTTCTTATCACTGGATGAACAAAGGTGGATATTATAAAGTTCTCCCTGGAATGGAATATTATCACCGTTTGAGAAATGATAGTTATTGGAATGCTTGTGGTGGAAATTCTGATCTATCTGCAAAATATTATCATCAACGTATTATTGACTTAGTATGATTACCGTAGCAATACCTTATTATAATAGTGAAAAATATCTAGAACAAGCATTAGAATTCCCACTGAGTTCTGATTTTGTATCTGAGATTATCATTCATGATGATTGTTCTGAAAATCAAATAGAATCCACACACCCAAAAATTAAGATTTATAGAAATCAAACAAATCTAGGTGCATTTAAAAATAAGTATCTGGCGGTTTCAAGGGCATCTAATGAATGGGTATATCTTCTTGATAGTGATAATTATTTTTTTGAAAATTCTTTGGAAGTTGTAAAAAATATTAAACGTCAAAGAGGTAAGTATTATTCTCCATCACAACTCCATTTAGTTGATGATGGTTTGGATCAAAGTCTTAATGGTAAAATTGTAAAGTATGATTTTGGTCAAGTTGATGGGTCTAAGGCGAGAGAGATATTAAAATCTGGTAGTGGTGAGTTTGAATGGATGATCAATACTGGAAACTTTTTTGTTCATCGGGATGACTATGTATCATCAATGCAGACTATAATTAATGACCCAACATATCCTTATTTCGAAGCTGATGCAATAGTGTTTACTTATAATTGGTTGAAGAAAGGAAATATTATTGAAGTCGTAGATGATTTATGGTATAATCATAGATTGCGGAGTAATAGTTATTCGCACTCTGTTGGAAATAAAAATTCAGACTCCTTAAACTATCATAAAAATTTAATTTTAGAATTATGATTCGTATTGCCGATGTACCCCAGGAATTTCTTCCAGAAATGCCTGTCCAGTACCCACCTCATCAAGGATATAGTCCCATGATTGAGGAAAGGGCGTATTCATTCTTTAAAACAAAACAAGAACTAGAATCAGACTACATTTATATTCCTATTCAGTGGACTTCTTGGCATATTAATCCTGGCGGTGAGTATGGTCAAAATACTCAACCACTTATTAATTTTTGTAGTGAATTGACTGAAAAGCATCCTAACGAAAAGTTCTTTACAGTTGTTCAATATGATGGTGGAACATTAGTTCCGATTGACAATTGCACCATCTTTGCTTCTTCTGGTGATTTTAATTCACCTCTTGGAAAAAATTCTTCTTATAAACCAATTCCACTATTATGCGATCCTCATGGTGGAATTCCCAAAGAAGTAAGGCAATATAAAGTTGGGTATGCTGGAAGGGATACTCATCCACTTAGAGTTAAAATGAATCAAGTTTTGTCACATTTGCCTGGATATAAGTTTGCTGTTAATCTTGACCATAACAGAACTGAGGTCTTCCGTGACATTCTATATAATTCAGTATTTGCACTCTCCCCAAGAGGATTTGGACCTGCTTCATTTAGAATGTATGAAGCAATTCAAATGCAATGCGTCCCCATTTACATTAGTGATGAGTTTTGGTTGCCCTTTACGGAATATATTGAATGGGATAAAATGTGTCTATTGATTAACAATGATGAAATTGAAACGATTCCTGAACGAGTAGATGCTCTATTGGAAAGTGGAGAATATCAAAATATGATTAATTATGGACAAGAAATGTATGAAAAACATTTAACCTGGGATGGTTGCCTAAACACAATTGCAAAAATAGTATGCTGATTAATTTTACAAACTTGTATAAAAAATACAATATGAACATCAAAGGTATTGTTCATATTGGAGCTCACTACGGTGAAGAAATTCAGGAATACGTTGACAATGGAATTCAAAACATTACTGTTTTTGAACCATTGTCTAAAAATTTTGACATTCTTTCTAAAAGACTTCAAAATGTAAACGCAGATATTCAAGGATATCAAACCGCTCTTGGTGGGGAAAAGGGAACTAGTACAATGTATTTGAGTAGTAACGAAGCTCAAAGTAGTTCAATTCTAAAACCAAAAGATCATTTGGAACATCATCCTGATGTTACATTTGATGGTGTTGAAGAAGTAGAAGTTGATCTTCTTGATAACTTTGATCTTCGTTCTGCCAACTTCATGAATGTTGATGTTCAGGGTTATGAACTTGAAGTTTTTAAAGGTGGGCAAAAAACTCTTGAACAAATTGATTACGTTTACTGTGAAGTTAATCGTGGTGAAATGTATGAAGGGAATCCAATGATCGAAGAAATTGATGAGTTCTTAGGTGGATATGGATTTGAAAGAGTTGAGACTCATTGGCCAGAAACTTGGTATAAGTGGGGGGATGCTCTTTATATTAAAAACAAAGGAGAATGAAAATGACTAAAACAAAAAATGTTCCAGATCCTACAAGAGGAAAAACCAGACTGATTTGGGAACCAACATACGCTTGGACAATTAAATTTTTCCAAGAACATCCTGAACTAAAAATTGGTGCTGAGATTGGTGTTGCTGGTGGTCAGCACATCAAGGCACTTATGGAAAATACCGGCATTGAGAAGATGTATGGTGTTGATCCTTATTATGATGCTGGGTGGGATATGCATGAATATTTTGATCTTGATAAAGAATATGGTGGATTTGATGGTCTTTATGGAGAAGTTCGTGATATGTTAAGTGTCTATGGAGATAAAGTTGAACTTGTCCGTAAGACTTCTGTTGATGCTGCTCCAGATTTTGAAGATGGATGTTTAGATTTTGTTTTTATTGATGCCTTTCATGATTATGAAAATTGTTTCAATGACATTAGTTTTTGGCATCATCGAGTTCGTGAAGGTGGGTATGTGATGGGACATGATTGGGAACACAGCGGTCATCCAGGTGTGCAGAAAGCAGTTGTCGAACATTATGGTGATAAAGTTACTGGTGTTGGTGAACCAGCGCATGTTTGGTATGTTCAAGTATGAAAATCTGCATCTTAACTATTGCAACAAACAAGTATATTCAGTTTGTTGAAAGACTCCTTGATAACATTGAAGAGAACTTTCTCAATGGACACGAAATTGAGTGTCTTCTCTTCACAGATCATGAGGTTGAAGCATCTGATAATGTAAGAGTTTGTCAGATTGACCACGAACCTTGGCCAATGCCTACTCTTAAGAGATACAACTACTTTATAAAAGAAAAGGAGTTTATCTCTCAGTTTGATTATTGCTACTATTTTGATGTAGATATGGGTCTGGTAGATAAGGTTGGTGATGAAGTTCTTGGAGACTTAGTTGCTACTCGTCATCCATCTCAATCTTTTTATGGACCAGACAATGCATCGTATGAAAGAAATCCAAAATCATTAGCATATATTCCTATTGGAGAAGGTAAAACCTATTATGCTGGTGGGTTTAATGGAGGAAGAACAGAACATTTTCTCAAAATGTCACAAATAATTTCCGATAGAGTAACTAAAGATTTGGAGAACAATATTATTGCTTTATGGCACGATGAAAGTCATCTTAATAGATATTTGATCGATAATCCACCAACTTTAGAACTGGATCCCTCTTATTGTTATCCAGAAGCAGCTTTAAAAAGTCCAAATAGTTGGGTGGTAAGTCAATATTATAAACCAAAAATTTTAGCATTAGATAAAAATCATAATGAAATTAGATCTTAGAGAAATTCCTGCTGTTTATATGAACCTTGAGCAGCATGTTGAAAAAAATCAAAATATGCAAAACATTCTAAAAGAATGTGGATTTAAAACTATTATTCGTGTTGAAGGTATTCCTCGTCCGGATAATTCTGTGGCGGGATGTTCTTCTGCTCACCATAAAGGACTTTGTGAGATTGATCCTCCATTTGTTCTTTTTGAAGATGATTGTATGATTAAAAACTTTCGTTCAGAAATTGAAGTTCCTGATGATGCTGATGCAGTTTATCTTGGTATTTCATCTTGGGGTAGAATGAATAGTCATTCTGGTCCTTATGTTCAGTATGAATGTGTTAAAGATGATCTTTACCGAGTATATAATATGCTTAGTGGACACTCTATCTTGTATCTAACTGATGAATATGTTAGAATGTGTCAGAGAGTGTGTTATCATGCTGGATATATAATTGAAGATTATCAGGATATTGGATTTGCTGAAATTCAGCGTTGGTTCAATGTCTATACTTTTGATGATCCATTTTTCTATCAAACAAGTGGATATCATGGAACTGTGAACCCACTCACAAGTTATCCCACTGAAGAATGTTTTAGTTACAATAAAAATTATTTTTTACCTGAGAGAATAGTATGACAAAATCACTAGTTACTGGCGGTGCCGGATTTATTGGATCAAACCTTGTAGATCGTCTTCTTGAACTTGGTCATGAGGTTGTTGTGATTGATAACGAATTTTCTGATGCCCACGATCAGTTTTATTGGAATGATAAAGCACAAAACTATAAGTATGATATTCGTGATTATCAAAACACACGTCCACTTTATGATGGAGTTGATTATGTATTTCATCTTGCAGCAGAAGCACGTATTCAACCTGCAATTCAAAACCCTATTGAAGCAGTGAGTATTAATTCTGTTGGAACTTGTACTGTTCTCCAGTGTTCTAGGGAAGCAGGTGTGAAGCGTGTAATGTATTCATCTACCTCTTCTGCTTATGGTAGAAACGAACCTGCTAATGTTGAAACACAACCAGATGATTGTTTAAATCCTTACTCTGTTTCTAAAGTTAGTGGCGAAAAACTTTGTAAGATGTATACAGAGTTATATGGTCTTCCAACTATTACTTTTAGGTATTTTAATGTATATGGAGAACGTCAACCTTTACGTGGGCAGTATGCTCCCGTGATTGGCATTTTCCTTCGTCAGAGAGCAGCAGGAGAACCTCTGACGATTGTTGGTGATGGAAACCAACGTCGTGACTTTACTTATGTTGGGGACGTTGTGAGCGCAAATATTATGGCAGCAATTTCAAATCCAGACCAAGAAGCATTTGGTCAAGTTTACAATGTTGGTACAGGAAATAATTATTCCATCAATCAAATTGTAAAAATGTTTGATCATGAAACTGTAAATATTGTACCTCGTCCAGGTGAGACTAGATTGAGTCTTGCAAATAATCAAAAAATGAAAAAAACTTTTGGTTGGAATCCGACTATGAAACTTGAAAACTGGCTTGCTACACAATTATGATTCATATTTTTACCTCTGTTGTTAATCGTCCAGATTTTGTTTCTCTTCAAGATATACTTTTTAAAAAATTTTTGAAGAATGATTATCAGTTTCATGTTGTTGATGATTCGATTGATGAAAACATTTCATCCCAGTTTAAAGAAATATGTGAACTGAGAAATATTGAGTATTACAAGAAACCTGAAAGGACAGTTCGATTGAATCCTGCACAAGCATGTGCTGATACAGTTCAATGGACTTATGATAATATTATTAAAGAAAATCATAAGAATGATATTGTATTTTTCTGTGACTCAGATTTATTTCTTATTGATGAGTTTGATGTTGAAAAATACATGAGCGATGCAATTATTGCAGGTCTTCCTCAAAAACGTGGAAAGGTGTCCTACATGTGGAACGGCATCATGTTTTTTAATATGCTTCAGATGAAAGATTTGAATATTGATTTTTCTGATGGTATTGTTGACGGTGAAATGACTGATGTTGGTGGATATACTTATTATTATTTTAAAGAAAATAATATTGAGATGAAAAAAACTGATGAAGAATGTCCAGTTTATCCAACACACTTTAACGAAATTGATCTGCAAAATGAAGAGGTGACGCGGGGATATGATTTTGAATTGCATTTGGATAGTAAGTTTCTTCACTATCGGGCTGCTACTAATTGGCATTCTAATTGGAGGGGTTTGGAAGATCCTCTTACATTAAAAACAAAAATCTTTAATGAAATGATTGAAAGTATTCTTGCAGAATGATGGACAAAAATAAAGCAGTATATAAACTTAAAGGTCTTCCTCCAATTTTTTATATTAATATTGATGATCAACCAGAAAGAAAACAATATATGGAAGATCAATTCAAATATTGGGAAATAGAAAATTATACTCGTATTTCTGCTTATGATGGTAGAGATGGAAATGATCTTGGTGATATTTTAAAAGGTCGTTATCCTGATATGATGTCATCTGGTGAAGTTGGATGTACTACATCACATTTAAAAGCAATTCGATATTTTTTAGAAAATACTGATTATCCATGTGCATTGATCATGGAAGATGATTGCGATTTAAGTACAGTTCAATATTGGCCTTTTACTTGGAAAGATTTTTACTCTAAAATTCCTTATGCTTATGATGTAGTTCAACTTGCAATTATTAGTACAACTCCTGTTCATGCATCTCTACATAGAAGATTTGTGAATGACTTTTCTACTGCTTGTTACTTAATTACACGTCATCATGCACAAAAATTAATCAATCTTCATGTTCGCGGTGACAAATATAAAATTGATAATGGTGTTAAACCAAGAGCAGTTGCTGATGATTTAATTTATAATTCTGGAAATACTTTTGCAATTCCTTTGTTCCTTTATAAGATTGAATTGGGATCTTCTATTCATACTGATCATATTGATACATTTCATAAAAATACCTATGAAAGTTTATGGAATTTTTGGAAAGTTGATGCAACCAATGTAGAAGATTGGAATAAAATATTTGATTATAATCCATATTATGGAACCCTTCCACCAGGTTATGATGAAAAATAGTAAGCATTTATACTTATAATGTGTGAGAACCGTAACAAGGGGTGCTTGACACCCCTTTATTTTTGCTATATAATTCTGTAACAGTTCTTTACAAAACTACGATGACTGTAACGACAAATGAACTTGGTCAACAGAATATGTGGGCCAAAGAACCTGAAATGGTTTACCAAGAATACAATCGCAAAGGTCTTTTGACTCCTATGCAAATGACGGAGATGTACAATGGGCGCTGGGCAATGGTCGGTATTATTGCTGGCGCTATTTCTTATATTAGCACTGGCAAACTCTTCTTCGGCATCTTCTGACTGAGGGCTTGACAATGACTTCGCTTTTGTTTACAATGACTTCCGTTGCCTTCTTCGTATTGTTGGCAGCATCTGTAGAAAAACTTTGTGAAACTTACTAATGGCAACCTATAACGTTACCCTCCAATCTCCTGATGGCACTGAAACTACTATTGAGTGCCCTGATGATCAATATATTCTTGAAGCCGCTGAAGAAGCAGGTGTAGACCTTCCTTCATCCTGTCGTGCTGGTGCTTGCTCTGCTTGTGCTGGTAAACTGATTAGTGGCACTGTTGATAATGAGGAGCAATCCTTCCTTGACGATGATCAAATTGCCGAAGGTTGGGTACTAACTTGTGTGGCATATCCTACCAGCGATTGTGTCATCTTGACTGAACAGGAAGAAAACCTGTGAGTTCTAATATGTTAGGGCAATTTAACTTTGCCCTTCAAGAACTTGTAGAGTCTGGTGCTTGGGATCGAGATGTAGAACTAGAAGTCAAAATCGCAGGCACCCTTAAAAATGATAAGTTTATTGTAATTAAACCTATCAAAGAAAAAATGGTTTGCAATCCAAACCCAGAACTTAAACAAAAACACCCTTATAACGGAGAACAAAAATGAAATTCGGTTTTACCCCTGAGGCAGAGATTCTTAATGCTCGTCTCGCAATGCTTGGTTTCGTAATCGCAGTGGGAACCTATCTCACCACTGGGCAACTAATCCCAGGGATATTTTAAACACTAGTATTAAAAACCTGTTGTTATAACTAATATTAGTTATAAGACTTCATAATATTTGACTCTGCTCTAAATAAAGGGCAGAGTTTTTTTATGTTTATGCCACGTTGTCAACTGACTAAAGAAATTATTAAATGTGAAGTTCTTAAAATGAAAAGGGATTTGGATAATGAATGGATGAATAAAACTGGATATGATCCAAAATGGTTAGCACATCAATACCTTAATAAGGTATTGGATAAGATTGAAGAATACTCATATTAATAAATACTTTAGATGCATTCGGGAGAAAGGCATGACATTAGATCTTCATAATTTTTTCAAATATTATGATGATGGTAATGCGAACCATGTGGCAGCGGTTCAGTGGTTGGAAGATAATCTTCCTGCTCAATTTCTTGATGATTCGGAAACAGAATGGATTGGAATTTTTAGAACTAAACCTCCTACACCAGAAGTTCTAGCAGTTCCATACTTTAACCAAGTAGATAACTACAGAGATGCACATAGAACTTGTAACAGTTCATCGTGCGCTATGTGCCTTGCTTTCCTCAAGCCAGGAAGTATTAAAGGTGATGATGAATATGTTAAAAAAGTATTTGCGATTGGTGATACAACCGATCACGCAGTTCAAACTAAAGTTCTTTCTGGATATGGCGTAAAGTCACACTTCAGTTATAATCTTTCTTTTGCTGATATTGATAAGAGTCTTGATGCTGGGAAACCCGTTGTTATTGGTATCCTGCATCGCGGTTCTTTATCTAACCCTACTGGTGGGCATATGTGTGTAGTCATCGGTAAGACTCCAGATGGTAAAGGATACTATGTAAATGATCCATATGGTTCTCTGAATGATAACTATACTGGTCCTGTAACTAACGGTAAGAAAACTATTTACACCAAAGCAGTTCTTAAGCATCGTTGGTGTCCAGGAGGTAATGATGGCTGGGGAAGAATCTTCGACTAGATTTAAAGCAAAGATGCTTAAAGTCATCAAAGAACTTACAAATAATGGAAAGCATGTTGAAGCAAACGAACTCTATCTAAAATACTTTGGAGGTAAAAATGGCAAGAATTGATCTTCATAACTTTTTTAAATTTTATGATGAAAAAAATCCTAATCATGTAAAGGCAGTTCAGTGGTTAGAAGATAATTTACCAGTCAAATATCTTGAAGATAATATTGATTGGGCGGAGATTTATAGAGGAAAAAAGGGTAATGCTGCAGCAGCATCTACATCAGATTCTGCTTCTGCTCCTGCAGCATCTTCTTCACCTGCATCTGTGGGTGGTGATGATGTTCCGCAAATGGGCATCAAATTAATCAAGGAGTTTGAAGGATGTCATTTAAATGCATATCCTGATCCTCTTAGTGGAGGACTTCCAATCACAATCGGTTGGGGATCTACTAGAGATAAGAGTGGACAACCATTCCAAATGGGCGATTCAATTACTCAATCTGAAGCAGATGAATTGCTAATTACTCAGTGTAAGAATCAGTTTCTTCCTGCACTTCGAAAAATTCCACATTGGGGAGAAATGTCAGATGGGAAACGCGGAGCACTTCTCAGCTTTGCTTATAATCTTGGCGCTGGTTTCTACGGTGGTGATAACTTTAATACTATTACTAAACGCTTGAAGAATAAAGAATGGGACTTAGTTCCAGATGCTTTATATCTCTATCGCAATCCTGGGTCTAACGTAGAAGCAGGTTTAGCACGTAGAAGAAAGGCAGAAGGTGAAGCTTGGAAAAAAGGTTAACCCTACAAACTCACTAAAATGGACCCTCAAAAGAAAAGAGAAGCTTGTATGAGCCAAATTATTCGTATTGCGATTTTGGGTTGGTCTGCCGCACTTCTTACGGCAAGTTATGCTGGTGCTCTTGCTAAAATGGACCCAACATTTATAGCAACAGTATTTACTGCATCTGCTGCAACATTTGGAATTAATACTATGAAGAAAGGTGGAGATGATGATGACGAAAAAAAGTCTGAAGCAAAAAGAGAGGAGTTTGTAGAAACACCTCCAACTACTGCTTCAGAAGCAGTAGTAGAACCAATAGTAGAGGCAGTAGTTGAAAAAACAACTGTTGAAGAATCATTAGTTCAAACTGGTTATAAAGAAGAAACTTCTCTTGAAGAAAGAGTTGAAGCTTTAGAAGCGAAAGTCGATGAAGAAAAACCCTATTCAAGAGGAGATCTCTAATGGCAAAATCTGCTAACAAAGGTAAAAAAGGATCTGCTAATAATAAGAAGCAGAATTCTGGTAATGCAACTGCTAAAAAAGCAAAGAATGGGGGTAAGAAAAAGTAATGTTACTGGAAATTTTAATTGCTGGTAATATTATAATCGGACCTAATTTATGTCAAATTGATTTTATTCATAGAGGACAACTTTATACTGTTGAATACAAATGCCAAGAGAATGGAACACTCCAAAGAGGGAGTGTTGGAACGCTCCAATCCACAATATACTCAAAGCCATAGATAATCACACTCGTCTTCATATGGAGACGGGTGATTTTTGGCATGAAGAACAGGCCCAGATCTTGAGAAAGTATGTAAAAGATTTGAAAGTCTGGATTCATAAACAAGAAGGATGGTGGGATGAATGAAAAAATTCCTCACAGCAATCGGTTTATCTTTAACCTTAACTCTTCCAGCAATTGCTTCATCACTTGCACCAAAGCAACCAACAGTAAGACCTTACAGTTTAGAGGCAATGGGTTGTATGATACTTTTGGAATGTACCGAAGGTATTGAAAAACTATCAGCAGAATCTGAATTTTTAAAAAATCAGGACTTTGACCCATTTAGGGAAGAAATTATAAGGATCGTAACTGCTCTCAATAAACTTGAAGTCCCTGTTTATGTTGCTCCAGAGAGATATTTTACTCCAAGAACAGTAGGTTTATATAAACCAAACTATAATCGTTTCTTTATTAATGAAACTCTTCTCAAAGATCCAAGAGAATTTTTAGGAACACTTCGTCATGAAGGTTGGCATGTTGTTCAGGATTGTATGGGTGGTGGATTGAAAACATCTTTCATGGCACAAGTTCATCAAGATAGTGAAATTCCTGCTTGGATAATGAAACAGACTAGATTAACTTATGAGTCAATGATGCAAAGTCGTGCTATTCCTTGGGAGGCAGATGCAAACTGGGCAGAGGAGCAGTTAAATCAAACTGCAAGACATCTTGATATGTGTGTCCAAGGTCCTTTATGGGATCAAATTCGCCCAACACCAATGACCATGGATTGGTTAATTGGTTGTGGATATATGAAACCACAGGAAGGAAAGTATCCATACTATCCAAATAAAAAAGTAGAGTATTGTACGGAAGGTAAGTATTGATGGATCAGTTTCCCTGGGGAGTTGTAATAATATTGGGATTAGGTCTTATCTTTACAGTGTATGTTATTTACTACATATTAAAGTTAGCAAACGAGGAGATGAAAGATGAAGCATTTAAGTCTGATTTTATCAATCACAAGTCTGAGCATTAGTGCTGCGATTGGTGTGGGAGCATACCTCACTTACCAAAAGGCACAGAAAATCTTAGATAATCCAGAAGCATTTGTTGGTGCTGTTGTAGAGAAGCAGGTTAACAAAGCATTTGAGAAACTACCTATCCCTAAACTAAATAATGGGAGTATTAAGTTTCCTTTCTAATGTCAAACCAAGATCCATACATATATCGTATTCGCTTAATCCATAAAGTAGTCGATGGAGACACTATTGACGCTGATATTGATTTGGGGTTCGATATATCTCTTACTAAACGGATTCGCCTTGCTGGTATTGATACCCCAGAAAGCCGAACATCTGATGCGAACGAAAAGAAATACGGACTTGAATCAAAAGATTGGTTGAAGAAGCGTTGTGAGAATGCAAAAGACATTCTTATCAAGACCGAACTTCCAGATTCCACAGAGAAATATGGAAGAATCATTGGGTACTTGTTTATCAATGGTGAAGAAACTTCTCTGAATAATCAGATGATTGCTGAAGGGTATGCTTGGAATTATGATGGTGGGACAAAGAAAAAGAACTTTGATGAACTTCTAGCAAAAAGGAAAAAGTGATTTACTTTAATATTGTTAGATTATTTTTAATTATCTGGTCTGCATTGATGATTTCTGCTGTTGAGTCTGTTGCAATTAGAACAGAAGGACAGGTAGAACTTGAAAGTACAAGTCGTGATGCCTATTCTAAAGTTCTTATTCTTGCAGTGGGTTCTTTTCTTGGTGATGCTGCTTTTAAGTTAAAGAATAAAAAATGAAACTCATTGTCTTAGATATATTAATAGTTTTAAGATTATTAACAAATGATGGTATAATGCTTGAGAATAGAAGACCTATTCCTAAGAGACAACCACCAGAAGTATTTCGTTTTGTTAGGAGACCAGCACGAAAAGGTAACAAAAAATCTTTACAATTTGATGTTTCTTTGTTAAATAGTAAAGATTTGTTTAAGGTGTTACACAATGACCACGGCACCAGCAAAGGATAAGCGTAAAGAAGAGAAAGATAATATCTTTCTAGAAATTCTTTATAATGTTTTAGTTCAATTGCCAGCAATAATTGTTGTGTGGATTATTTCGAAATTTACTTCAGATTGAGAACTTAGCAGATAATTTCTTAGCAATTTTTTTAGCAGGGGCAAAGAGAGACTTAAATCTTTCTTTGCCTTCTTTTGTGAACTTATCTTTTATTACATCATCAATAATGATTTTGTTATCAATTTCATAGAGAGCATTGATTTCAACTTGGTCACGAATGTATTGTTCTACATTGGATACTTGTTCTACTAAACGAGTTCCTTCTGCAGAGTATTCAAAAACATCTACATGTCCACCTTCTGCTAGGACATAATGTAGAACTGGTTTAACTTGTTTAATTTTAATTTTAAACTTATTCTTTGTTGCTTCTTTTATAAGGGGTTCCGCAGCATTCTTCAGAGCATTTAGAACAGTTGTGGATGCTATCGTTGCAGCAGTTGTGACTACTGCGACAGCACCAGCCGTAGCAACAAGAGAAGGATCAGGTAAATTAATATCGATTCCATTTATAGTAAAGGTTGGAGTAGTAGGTTTGTCTGCTGGTATTTCAGCAATCGGCACTTGAGGTGGAGGAGTTTGAGCAATCTGAGGCAGTTGGGGGGGAGAGGTATCTGGTAATCCTCTTTCTTTTGGTTTTTCTTCCTGTTTTTGTTTTTCTCTTTCTGCTTTTACTGCAGCATCAAACTCTGCTTGAGTTGGTACATTAATGACTGGATACTGTATTCTTGTATTTGGCACATCAACAATAGGTACTTCTAATCCACGAACAACTGGTGCCTCAACATCACGAATTGCTGGTTTCTCTATGATGGAAATTACAGAGGGACCAGCAATTTTATTGATGTTTGAATTTGGAACATTAATCGGATTAGTTCCGATTATAGGTCTTAAACTAGAAGTATCAATTGGTTTTATTGGTTCCATTTACTACGTCCTCAACTCGTGGATATTTCACAACAACATCTGCACAAACTTTGTAGTAAGGACTTTCTGGATGGAACATTACTCCATTCTTATATGCTTCACCGCATTTTAATAATCTTACGAGTTCAAAATCCAATCTTGCCTTATCAGTTTCTACTTGCTGTCTGGCAATTTCAGTTGCTGCTCTTTTCTTGCATAATTCCATTAAATTTCCATCTAATGGAATATTAAGACCAGCAGAAATTCCCCAGTTACCATTGCGGGAAGCAAAACTTTCTGGATCATCACTATTATTGCCACTGTGCATTAAAAATGGAGAAACTGAAAATGTTGCTCCTTGGCAACTAACTCCACCACCATAAGTATTTACTGCATATGGACCTTGAAGAACCTGAACTGCTTGATTAGTTACATTACCAGTAGCAGATGCTGAAGGTCCTGCAATATTCGTATTACTTGGTGCTGGAGTGCTTTGTGCGAATGCAGTTCCAGTTAAAATTATTGTGTAAAGACAGAGATTGATGTAGTGGTTGATTGAGTTTCTGTAGTGCGATCTATCCATGTTTCTTTAGCCACTCCAGGCCCGAGATAGGTTTCACTGAACTGGAATGGAGCACCTTGAGTCATAATACTGTAGTTTGCTCCCTGTTGAGGAGTGCCAGGAATGTTAATATTAGTTCCAGTCACAGTATATGATGTGCCAGTTGTATATTCAACTTGGCGAATTGTTTCTATAACTCTTGTAGTTGATTCTGTAGTTGCATTGATTGTGCCTCTGGTGAAATTAGGCACAACGGATTCTGCTAGGGCAGGGTAAGAAAACCCTAGCAGGAATAAACCTGCTAGGATATGCTTCATTTGAATACGCTCAACTCAATACTACGTTGTGCAGTTGCGGTAGTTCCTGCACCACCAGCAGTAACAGTAGGAACACCAGTTGGGGATAAGGTTCCTGCAAGAGTTCCTTTTTCACCACCAACTTGAGTTACACTATCTCCATAAAGATTTGGAGAACCAATAACACCATTAGTAACTGTTTGAGTTGTTACTGGAGTATCAGCAGCATTAAAACTTTCTGAGAAACTAAATGCTTGACCTGGAGTATTGATATCATAGGTTCCAGCACCACCTACACCACCAAAGGATGTGGATTGGATGTTGGTTCCTGATGCTGAATAAGAAGCACCAATTCGGGTTGATTGAACTGCGGCACCATCAACTTTCAATTGTACAGAGTCAGTGATTCTTGATGTGATTTCAGCAGCATTAACTGGGATTGTGAAGAATAACGAAAAGGCTAATAGAAGTCTTTTCATTTTCTTATATTGTGATAAACACTACAAGTATTTATCAAAGGGGGGCTTGACGGGTCTGATCGGTCGTGTTATGATAAATAGGTAAACAAATGTTACAGAATTCTCATAATTCTTAACGTTGTTAAACACCCGCTAACCGAGACCTATGGGTGTATAAATTACGTCTCTCATACCCCGCCTGAGGGTGGCGGGGGAATAGTAATCGCCACCATTTCCCTGATGGTCTTACTACTCTTTTAAACAAATGACTGCTTCAATCGCTTCACGCCGTTCTGGCGAAAACCTCTGGGAACAATTCTGCCAGTGGGTAACTTCAACCGATAACCGTCTTTATGTTGGTTGGTTCGGTGTTCTGATGATTCCAACGCTGCT